CGATTATCGTCCAGATTTCTAGCATCTTCCCTATTTTCTTTCTCAATCTCTAATTCAAGCTTTTGCTGCTCTGCTTGTTGCTGCATTTGCATTTGTTGCATTTGCAGTTCGCTTTGCTGTTGCTGCTGCCCTTGTAATCTTTGTTGAGCTTCAGCTTCAGAAACTTTAAGATTTTGTCGTAAGTCTGCAAGAGAGCTTGCATTATATATTTGTACCACATCAGATAATGTCATTTTATCGTTTTGAAGAGCTGCATGCGTAAGCTGCTTAAGCGCTTCTATTGCCATATTGTCTTTTGCTGAGTTAGATAAGAATAACCCATATTCAGAATTAGCAAATTCATCTCCATTTAATTTGAAGAATACATTTGCAAACTCATCAGTCATATACTGAAGTCTTTTTGTTTTACCTCTATAAGTATCTTTTGCTACATTCAGTAAAGATTCCATCACCCTAACCTTAGTATGATTATGAACTTCAAACCATTTTTCAGTGATATGCGAAGATTGTACTACAGCTCTTTCTACATTACCAACTAATTCAGATGAAGAAACTGCCCCCATTCTTTGAGGGGTTACTCCCGCTAAATTACCTATTTTTTGTTCTGTAAACTCAAGAAGTTGTATGTGCTGTTGTATATGATTTCCAGTTTCCATATCTATCACTTTATTCTGTGTAGATATATTACCAGCAAGTTTACCAGTGGATTGTCCTTTTTTACCTTCATTAAATGAGTCTACAAAACCAAACTTCATTGACTGAGCATAGTACATCCACTTTTCTATTTCCCATCCATCAGGAATTAGTGACAAATCTATAAGTGCAATTTTACCTTGATTAGCTGCGATAGCTAATTCTAATCTATACCACAAAGTAATATACATATATATCCACGGTACTAATCTGTCCATAAGAGAAACAGATTGAGCATTGTTTGCATTATAAATTGTTCCAACATATCCAGAACTACATGTAGATAAATTATCCATATGTCTGAATTGTTGCGGTCTTACTCTAATATTTAGATATGTATTCTCACCAACTTTAGTTCCTTCCCAGTATTCACTTATCCACATCCACTCAACTGACTCTCCTAACTCTTCATCAATTTTATAAGTTTCAGCCACCACTGTTTCTTGTGGCATTCCTAACTCATCAAAATAAGTTAGGTTACCAACTTTACGCATAGATTTCCAAACTACTTTTGTAACTCTAATGTTACCATCTTGGTCATAATGGTTAAATTCATTACTTTCTCCCCCTTCTCTATCTTGAATAAATAGTTTTTCGGGGTTAGGATAATTTAGCAGATTTTTACTTTCTATTGAGCTTCTATTACCTTGCTCTTTTTCAAGTTTATCTATTTGCGTAGGAGTAAGATCTTCGTAATAATTATCTATTATACTATTAAGAGACATAAAAGTATCTTCAACTATTACATCTGCGTTATCTACAAAATCTTCATTATGCGGAAGTAGACAATAAAACTCTAAAGGGTTTACACGTCTAACAGTAGGTTCTTGAGCTATTTGCTCAATACAATAAATTTCTTCTCCCGCAATTAAAGCGTCTTCCCATCCTTTCGCAAATTTAACTTTTAAATTTTGTTCTCTTTCAAGAAAGTTTAAAAGCTTATTTGCTACAGATTCGTTCATATCCTGAAAATCGTAATCAAAATATTTTTGAATACGTTTTAATTCTTCAGGAATATTAGCCTCTGCTTGTTGTAAAAGTTGCTGTTGTTGTTCAGGATTTTGGGGCTGTTCTTGCGATTGCATAAATTGCTCCATAGACTGTTGCATCAATCCTTTAAAAAGAGATACAATCTGGCCTTTTTTCTCTTCTTCTTTAGAAGAGATTGATTCCTCGTTTATAGATCTAACTATAACGCTAAAAGCTCTTTTAGCTTCTTCGCCAAAAAGTAAGTTAAATAAAGGAGATACTACATCGTAGTATTGAAGAGTAGCTGGAAGTTCTGCAACCCCACCTAATCCAAGAGGATCAGTTACATACTCTAGATCTTTCTTATCGAATTTACCATTATAAAGATCGTAGTTCCGCTTTTTCTTAAAGCGAGAACTACGTCTTGTATGATCGTAAATACCTACTAAGCCTAATCCAGCTTCTATGCAATCTTCTCCCCATTTTTGAGTCTTTTTCCTGCGACTCAATTTTTGTCTGGGAAAATCTATACGAGGCATAAGTTATATTTAATCTACTTCTAAAATAAGAAACTCACAAAGAGGAGTATTAGCAGATGATTTTACTTGTACAGTTGTGTTATCTGCAGATGGGAAGAAACAGAATTCACCTGGATCTAAGTCTGCAAAAATAGCGTTACCATCATCTTCAATTATAATTCTATCTGTAGTATCTAAATTTTTAATGTATACATATGCTTTTTTACCTCCAGCAGTTGATCCTGATAAAGCTTCTACTGCAATACCCATTCGAGTTGTAGAAGTTTTAACTACTGTAAGTCCCTGACGATTATCACCATCAACAGTAAGAGCTTTGCTTACTGTCTTGGATATATTTACGGTATCAAATAAATCTGTACTTGATATACTAAATGTTGCGTTTAAAGTTGCCATATTTTTATTTATTTAAAGATTAACCTGCTGCTTTTTCCATTAAAATGTACTCAACTGTAGGATTACCCGCAGCTGGTTCTAAATCGACAGATAAGCAATTTGCTATAGGAATAAATAAAAATTCTTCAGGACCTAAAACCGCAAACCAATCGTTTGCTGTAGAATCTGTACCTACTGCTGAAGCACGTCTAGATACTTCTACATACTCTCCAGAAGTAGTGCTTAAATTTTTCATGTATAAATAAGCCTTGTCGCCAGTACCTTCAATTTCTTTTACATGTATACTATCTTCAGTACCACTTCCTGTCAGATATAGCTTACCTACTAATTGACTATCTCCTGCAGGAGCTAGTGCGTCTGTCTCTGTAAAGCTTAAAGTTTGCTTTGCAAACAAGTCTGTACTTGAAAGAGACAATGTTACATTTACTGTTGCCATATTATAATTATTTTTAAAATTCGCGAATTAAAAGACAAAAATATAATTTTTAATTATTATTGCAAATAATAATTTATAGAATTAGATTTTAAGTTTTTTTGTTTATAGCTAAAACTTTCTTTTCGATTTTGAAAATAAAGATTTATTCCAGAAACCTTGATCATATATAGTTGTTACTTTACGTTCTTTCTCAACTTTTATCTTTTTAACTTCTTCTAAATGATAAACAATCATCATAAATGCCATCGCCCTATCAAAGTTACCTGTATCATTATAAGCTATAAGTTCTTTTAAAAGTCCTAAGCTTCTAATCTTATGTAGATTTAATAACCCTTCATCTTGATACGGCTCTAGTAACCACATTTTAATAAGTTCTTCTCCATATAGTTTTAAAGGTTTAGACATATGCATACCTTTTTGTCTTTGAACCTTACTATGTTGTATAACATCTTTTATAATTTCAGGCTGATCTGCTAAAAGATATGTTTCATGTTTATGCTCTAAATATTGAAACAACCCTTTTCTTTCGTTCTCATATAAACACTTAGCATTATAAAACTTAAGTAACCGCCGTACATTTTCGTAGTATTGATTTGCAGTTTCTGGTCTTGCAGTATATTCTGCTACAATACGGTTTGTAAGCTTATTAATTACAAATGTAGATCCTAAAGAAGATGTTGTAGATTCGTCATGATCATAAGGATCAGTGCCTGCAAGATACATGCCATAAGGAATATCCCCATCTTTATCTTGATAAGGCATTTCATATATAATAACACATCCAGATAAATCTTCATTACCTCTTATTGGAAAATTGTAAATAGGTTTTAGCTTTGGATTAGGTTTCCATTTTACTTTTTTAGACTCTGTATCTATGTACAATTGTCCTATATAATCATGGTTAAGTTCTTTATTAGAAGTTTCTAATTCTGATAATCTTGTAAGGAGATCTGCTACAGGAAATAAATTACCTGTTCTTGTAAGAAATACTTCTGAAGGCACAAGAGGTCTGTTTTGTAATTCTGCATCTAAAGCGCTTCTTGAGTTTTTACTTTCTTTAAGCTTATCTCTAAATTTATCTAAATATTCTTTTGCAGGCTGCTCTTGAGTATTTCCATTATCATCTTTATATTGATTTAGACCTCTATAAGCAGGAACAAAATAAGAAATTTTTCCTTTGTCTTCCCACTCGTCGTCAAACGAAATCATATCGTAAACATCTGGATTATAAAACATATCCCTAGCATCTACAGTACCCCCACCTTCCATATCACCACCTGTACCTAGATACATACAGCTTCCAAATTTATAAGCCCCGTTTTTCATACATTCTACAGAGGCTTCGTGTGAGGCTTTAAGATTATTAAACATACCAATCTCTTCCATCACCATTACAGCGGGACGAGTACCATTGGCAGCAAAAGGATTGTCTTTAAATGTACGATGCTTAATCTTAGATT